AATCTTATCGAAAACGGTCTTGCTATTGATATTAATACTATAAACCAATGAACCAACCCAAAACCCCAACCAACCCCAAAGGATCAGGCAGACCTCCAAGCGATAAAAAAATGTTTTCGTACCGGGTAGAGAAAAAACACCACGAATTGTTAAAGGAGATTGCGGTTTATTTAAACCAATTGTAGAACATTTAAAGAGAGAGTTATGAGAGAGATTAAGTTTAGAGGATTAAGAAAAGATGGATTTGGATTAGTTCACGGTCTGCTTGTAAAAGATGCTTACGGTATATTTTTTATTGAAACACTTTCAGGAACGCATATTTATACTCAAAAAGTAATACCAGAATCAGTTGGGCAATTCACAGGACTACACGACAAGAACGGTGTTGAAATTTACGAAGGGGATATTTTAGATTCAAAAGATAGAATTGTAAAAGTTGTATGGCACGAACACGCAGGACAATGGGACACAGATTTTATTAGATACAAAGGCAAATTGTCAAGCAATGGATTGCAAAATTCAGAATGGAAATACAGAGCAGTTGTTATCGGAAACATACACGCCAATCCTGAGTTATTACAGCAACAATAACCCAAAACCAATACCAAACTACCACTTTATATAAAATAGTGGCTTAAAATTGATTATTATGAAACATAAAATAAAAGCAGTAGAGTTATTAGAGAAAATCAATAATGGAAAAATAACAAAAGAGTTGTGGGACAATTGTTCAGAATATGCCAGAAACGATTTAAAACGAAAAGCTATTATATTAATTGATGAAGTAGTTTCTGAGATATTAGAATTCGATAACACGGATGGCTATGCTCAAAGCAGATTAGACTATTGGCAACAAGTAAAAACAGAAATAGAAAAACTATGAAAAAACTAAATGGTAAATGTTTGGATGCGTTCGGGGACAAATGCGCATACGATTACAAAGAGTTCATAGAGTTACCAGAAGCCTGTCAAAATGCACTGATTATTGAGTTTTTTGATTTGGTTGGGATTTATATCCATCCTAAAAGAAACTGTATGGGAATTGTTTTTAATCATTGGTATTACATAATAACAGGTAAAAACGGAATGCACCTACATAATTTTTTAGAAACAAAAATAGAGGTTGATTCACGAACAGAAGCGACCAATGAAGCAATAGAAAAAGCAAACCAAATATTTAATGAGTTATGAAAGCAAATGAATTAAGAATAGGGAATTATGTAAAGTTTTGGAATAATATTCTTTGCGTAGAAGAATTGAATGGCACTATAGTAAAAGCAAGTAATGATGAATTTGGCAGCATATCCGAATTGTATGAAGAAATAAATCCTATACCGCTAACTGTTGAAATATATAGGAAAATTGAAAAACAGTTGATTAGAAAAGGATTTAGTTATGGTTTTCAAAATGGAAAAATCACATTGTATTTATCTGATGAATGGGAGTTGGAATCTGAATTCTTACACCAACTCCAAAACCTTTATTTCGCATTAACAGGTCAAGAACTTGCAATTGTCAATCCAATAGTGTAGATTTGCTATTCATAATTAACAAATTTTTACCGCTTCGATTTCGGTGTTAGGGTTGAAGCGGTTTTTTTCTACAAACTACAAAGCAAGTTTAATGTCAGACGAGAAAAAAGTAAAAAATCCAGAAGGAAAAGGGGGTTTTGGAGATAATCCTCAAAATAGAGCATCCGGTAGATGGTCTAAAGATACTTCTATTTCTTATTGGTATAACTACCTGATTAGATTGGATATAAACGAGTTTGACGCTTTTAATCCAGAAACAAAAGCGCAACAATTAGCCTACAACGCACTCAAAGAAAGCGAAAGTGATTTACCATACCTGAAAGAAGTTACCGATAGAACAGAGGGCAAGGCAATGCAACAAACCGACGTTACAAGTAACGGACAAACTTTGACACAAACTCCTATCTTTGGAGAAAACCCCCTCGACAATAAAGAGTAATGTTTAAATTCAAACCGACCACCGCACTCTACAAGATTAAACAACTACTTTTTAATCAAAGTAGAGTTTATGTAGTAAGCGGTGGTCAATGACTTGGGGCTGGCAAAACAATATCAATCCTGATGTTAATTATCGATTACGCACACCGTAACGAAAAGAAAAAAATATCTATTATATCGGCTGAACTATCCAAAATGAAAAAGACTGTAATACAGGATTTTTTAAATATTATGGACGATTGGAATATGATGCAGTATGGACGGTGGAATATTGCTGAAAATAAATTCACATTCAAAAACGGCACTTTTATTGAATTTTTAGGATTGGATACTCACGATGTCGGAAAAGGAATGCGTAGGGATTTAGCCTATTTCAATGAAGGTAACAAATTAAAATTAGAATCTTATAGACAAGTTGCCTCACGTTGTAAACTGAATATTGTCGATTTTAACCCTGATAAGAAATTCTGGGCACACGATTTAATTGAAACAAATAATTTTATCAATTTAACTTTCAAAGATAACGAGTATTTAAGCAAAGAAGAGATTGAATCTATTTTGGATTACTATAAAAAAGGATATTCTGACACCGGAATAATCATAAATGAATACTGGGCGAATATTTGGCGAGTGTACGGGCTTGGAGAAGTTGGGAGCGTTGAGGGTAGAATATTTACGCATTTTAAACCTATTCCCTATCCTGAATATCTGAATATAAATCTACAAAAAGTATATTCAATTGACTGGGGTAAAAATCACGGATTTGGTATCGTTGAGGGTAAATTTGATAGGTACAGCAATGATTTTTATACTCACGAATTAAACTACAAATCAGAAAACAAACTTATTTCTGAATTATCGGATAGCGAAAAAGCCTATGTAAACAATGCTCAAAACGGTGGTATTATAATTTACACGGTTAAAAAAGTAGGAATTCCAAAAGATGCTACTATTGTATGTGATAGTGCAAGACCTGATAATATTCGTTTATTGCGTAATTACGGATGGGAATATGCTTATGGAATTGATAAGCCTAAAGGTTCTGTTATGGCTAATATAACCTTAATGCAGTCTACAAACGTACACTATACCGATTGCAGCAAAGGCATAGAATTAGAACATCAAAGTTACCAATATAGACAGGATAGATTAGGCACTATTGATGACGAGGTTTTAAAGGAAATGGATGATTTAATTGACCCAATGATGTATTTACGAAGACACTACGAAAAAAATTAATATTTATACAAAATAAATTATATATTTGTATAAAATAAATCATTATTAATGAGCTGGATTAAAAATAGTTTAATTAATTACCTCGGATTGGATAACCTCGATTCTCTTATTATGTATGTAAATAGGGAATTGAACGGCATCACCAACTACGAAAACTGCACAACAGATTATCTTAAACTTAAACTTATATTTTCAAATCAGGCTTTATTAAAAGTTTTTGCATTACAATGTGACTTATTTAGTATTGGTAAAGTTTACGTTTATAAGGATGGTGTAGAATTACCAGACGACCCATTTTTAAAAATGATTAAGAATCCAAATCCATTTCAAGTGCAATCACAATTTTTGTGGGATGTTATGTTTTGGAATATGCTCGGAAATACTTATAATTATTGTGAATCTAAAATAGTTTCAGAAGACAATATTCTTTACGTTTTAGAAAACAATAAAATTGAATTTCCTACTGAAATGGAAGTTTATAAGGATAAATTGGTATTATCTAAATCTGAATTAAACAAACTTAAAAACTTTCAATTAGAGTACAATTATGCAGATGGTTCAGCGACTAAATTAAAATGGGGCAATATTATTCATATTCCAGACCTTTCAAACGGTACAGGAAATTGGTTTAAGGGTAATAGCAGAATTGATGCTTTGATTAAAATTATAAGCAATTCAGAAGCTTCTTTGGATGCTACGAATATAAACGTCCGTTATTCTGGAAAGTTTATGGTTGCCGGCCAAGCAGACCCCGACAATGTTTCTCAATTACCAATGAGTGAAGCTGAAAAGCTGACCATTGAACAAAAAGTAAACGGACGTAAATCTGTTCACGCTGTTAAATCAATGATTGATATTAAGCGTTTTGTTGAGAATATTGGTGCATTAAAATTATCTGAAATCTATTTAGACCAATATTTTTTAATAGGCTCGATGTATAATATTCCTAAAGACGTTTTAGAGGCATACAACAGCGGAACATACGAAAACCAAGAAAAAGCAAGAGGGGCATTTGTTTCTTATTGTTTACAGCCTAAAGGAAATCTATTTTTTGAGGGTCACGCTAATTTCTTTGGATATTCAAAAGAGGGTAAATCAATTGTTATTGATTGGGAACATTTGCCATTTATGCAAGTTTTCGCAAAAGAACGAGCCGAAACGGATAAGGTTAAATCTGAAACGCTTTTAAATTTAATGAAAGCAGGCGTTACAGTAGATGAGATTAACGAATGTATGGATACTAATTTTACAGAATTGAATTATGAAACTGCAACAAGAACAAACCAAAGCGGAAATAGTCAAACAAATACAGGAAACTAACAATCCAATTGTTAAACGAGTATTGGAAAAACGATTAAAAGAAATCGATAAAGATGTAAAAAAATGAAAGTATTTTGCAAAGAACTAAACAAAGAATTCGATTCTAAATCTGAAATGATTAAGGAATTGATTGCGAATGAATCTAAAATAATCGAACTTAAAAAAGCGGCTATTAAGGAAAGTGATACCGTTTCTATATTCTTTGAGGAGAAAAAAGAATCATTCAAATCTTTGAACTTTGTAAAAGATGGTTTTGTTTACCCGGTAATTAACACAACTAATATCAAAGATTCTCACGGAGATGTGCATTTTCCTAATATTTGGAACCGTTCATTAAAAGATAAATCAAAGAAAATCTTTTACGTGTTGGAGCATAAACTATCAATTGACAATGTAATTGCATTTCCAAACGATGTAACCGCTTTTGTAAAAACGTTAACTTGGAAAGAATTAGGCTTCGATTACGAGGGCGAAACACAGGCGTTAATTTACGAAATTGCAAAAGATAAAATTAAAATACCAAAAATAAAAGAATTATTCGAGGAAAAAACTATCTTTGAGAATTCTGTAAGAATGCGTTACATAACTATGAAGTTAGCAATCAATACGAAAGACCCTGATTTACAAAAGTACAAAACCATTTGGGATGAAAGAGTCGGTCAAGTTGTAAATGTAGATAAAGACGAAGAGGATGGCTATTTTTGGGCTATCGATGAAGCAAGTATTGAAAAAGAGGGCAGTCTGTGTTTATTTGGTTCGAATAGCGCAACTCCAATAATATATGAATCCGGCTCTGCCACTTCAGATAAAAACGATCCGTCAAACGACAATCAACCGAAAAAAAAACATTTTATTAACTAAACACACTAAAACTATGTTTGTTTACAAAACTGATGCCCAATTAGAGGCAATGTCGGCAGCGGAAAGAGATACCTACGCAACCGAAAAAAGAGCATACGAAGCCAAATTGCAAAAAGAAGCTATTGAAGCCGGCAAGGAATCTTTGAAAGCTGAATTGACAGCCGCTCAAAAAACTGAAATTGAAACCCAAATTGCAGCATTGAAATTGCAACCGGGAATCACAAAAGAGCAATTCGACGAGCTTAAAGAAGACCTTCGAATTATCAAAGAAAACCCAACTGCCGTAAATGGTAGAGGAGAATTTGATTTATTTAAAGCCATTGAAGAGGGATTGAAAACCTTTTTACCACAAGTAAAAGAAAAATCACAAGCTTCTGGGCGTAATGGTTTTGAACTTGAAATGACTGTTAAAGTTCCTGTGAATATGTCAACAGGTTCAGTAACAGGTGCAGTAGCTACACCAATTAGTTATGTAGCACAGGACCAGACTACTTATGCCGAGGATGTAAGACAACAAGAGTACATTTTGAACTACCTTTCAAGAGGCAACACTTCAAAAGCTACTATCGCTTATGTTGACAAATCGCCAACTGAGGGAACAATGACAATTACGGCAGAGGGAGCGTTGAAACCGCTTATCTCTATTGCTTTTGTTATTCGTTATTCACAAGCTCGTAAAATGGCAGGAAGAACTAAAATCTCTGAAGAGGCTTTAGATGATATTCCTTTCATTATGTCAGCTATTCGCAACGAATTGGCTTACGAACACGCTATCGGAGTTCAAACTGATATTTTTACGGTTGTTTCTGGTTTCGCACCGGGATTTGTTGCAGGAGCTTTAGCAGCTACAACATTAGACCCAAACAACTATGATGCTATTAGAGCCGCTATTTTTGCTGTAAAAATTGCATCAAAAGGAAAATACATTCCGAATGCCGTTTTAGTTCCTTCGCCGGATATTTATGCAATGGGAGCAACAAAAGACGAAAACGACCAATACGTATTCCCTCCATTTGTAATGCCTGATGGTACTACAATTTCAGGTGTAAGAATCGTGGAAGTTGCCGATGGTGTTTCTGTTCCTGCTGGTACATTTATTGTTGCTGACTGGAAAAAATTAAGAATGGACAATTACAAATCATTCACGGTTAGAATCGGACAAGGTATCGTTGGAAGCGCAACAGCTGCCTCAATTGTATCTGACTTTGAAAGTAACATGTACACTCTTATTGGAGAATCTCGTTACCACTTGTGGATTTATGAGAATGAAAAAGTAGCGTTCTTAAAAACTACTTTTGCAGCCGTGAAAACAGCAATCGAATTAGTGTAAAAAATCAACTCCTTGCCGTAAAAAGTAAGGAGTTATATTAATTAATCTAAAAATATATTATATGTCAGACGAGAAAAATAAGGCAACAAAAGCCTCGATAATCAAAAGCCAAGCCGAATACAAAGGCAATAGTCATTTTGATTTAGTAGAAGTAACAATCATTAAAGCTGGTTCTTACTACAAAGTAGGTCAAAAAGACAAAGTACACCCGACGGTGGCGGCAATCCTAAAAGAAAAGGGATTGATTGGAGAATATGCAAAAGACGTTGTAGAACGTAATTCGGCAGCTCCTTTGTTGACTGATTTGGAAGTGGTAAAGGTATTGGACGGAGAAAAAGAACTATAAAATGTACATAATAAACGACACATATTTTCAAGCACCGAAACGAGAAATTCCTAATTTGGACGAGGCGGATAGTAAATCATTTGCAGAACTTGAACTATTGATTGATGAGAAGTGTCGTTTATTATTACTTGGTTTTTTGACTTCTGAACAAGTTACTGAATTAGAATCGTATTTGGTTTCTGGAATATTCCCACAAGATACAAGCGGAATACCTCAAAAATGGATTGATTTAGTTAATGGCAAAAACTACACTGCAAACGGTGTAGAGTTGCGTTGGACTGGATTAATTTATACTAAAGGAACTTACAAGGGTTCTTTGTTGGCTGACTTTGTTTATTACTATTTTCTGGAATCACAAGCAAGTTATATGACAGGCGTTGGCGATGCAAAAGGAAACCCGAAAGGGGCAACTATGGTAAATCCAACTCAAGGGTTAGTAACGGTTTGGAATGAGTTTGTTAGGCAGTATCAATTGATATGGACGTATAGCAACGGATGGAATTGGTTTAATTATCATTTACACCCTGATTGCTACAAACAAAATACCGAAGTATCTTTATTGCAGTTCTTGCAGGACAACGACACGGACTATCCAAATCCAAACAGGACTTTTTACGAGGCCAAAAACCAATTAGGATTATGATTGTTTCTGAAACTATTTTAAGGGATGTTTTTATACAATTGCCAGTCTACACAGACAGCAACGATAAAGATTTTCCAATTAGATACGAATGGGGCGACCAACCTGATTTAATCCTTTTTCTAAAACAAATATCGGGTAATAAATACCCTTTAGTTTGGTTGGTAAATGGAAGCCAAACAGTTGACAGAACAGCGCACTCACTTACTCGAAAATGCAGATTAATTTTAGCAAAGGACAGTAAGCACGTTGACAACAGAAATCCTAAAGTTTGGGATACTGAATTTGTAAATTGTTTAAATCCGTTGTTGGAAAATGTGTTAAAAGCGTTGGATAGAAGCGGAGTTACAACCATTATCGGAGAGTTTGAAGAAACAAGAAACGCCAACTATACAGAAGAGGACTTATTAAAATCTACTGATTTTTGGAATGTTATCGTTTTGGATATTACAATCAGATTTGACGAAAAAGCAGACGGGACACCGCAATGTATCAAAACTATTAAATTTTAAGCTATGGCTGAAAAAGAAATAAAAACAAAAAAATACAAGGTTTTAAAAGAGTTCACACTCGATAAACTTTACAAAGTAGGTGGTTATATTGAATTACCGAACGGAAAAACAAAAGACAATTTAATCTCAAATAAATTTATCAAATGAGTTTAGAATCACAAATTAACACAATAAACTGCGGGGCGAACGGTGTTTTAGGCACTGGTTTAGCTGGGTGCAGGATTGACCGAAAAAGAGTTACGGCTCTTGGTTTGGTAGAAAAAGGCTATGTTTTCACGGAAGAAATCACAAAGGATTATTTGCGCCAATTGCAACAAGACGGTAAATTGATTATGTTGCAGGGTGTTGTATCTTTTGAAGACAATACAGCCGATGATAATATTATCACAAGACCCGGAAGCGGTATCAAAGTTGTAGCGGGTAAAAATCCGTATGAGCATACAATCACTTTCGATAATGGTGTGAATTTCCATAAAGCATTGACTTCATTGTCAGGTTATGGAAATTATGACCTTATTGCCTTTGATGTAGAAAATACTATGTGGCTTACTCAAACCAAATCAGGCGCACCAAAAGGATTTACTTTAGGTATGTTTGAAAATGGGAAATATATGGGAGCTAACGGAACTGATGCAAGTTCTCAAACTATTTTGCTTCAAATTATTGACCGTGCCGAGGTAGACGAGCGTATGTCTTGGATTGAGTCTAACGAGTTGGATTTTAGCTATGGAGAATTAACCGGAGTAAATGAAACTTTATTAACAGTTGATCCAATTGTTGCAGGAACTTCAATTGTAGTGAGTGTGTTCTTATTGGACAAAACTCATCCAGTTGAGGGGTTGGTATTTGGAGATTTTGCAGTAACTAAAAACGGTGGAGTCAATAATCCAACGGTCGCTGCTTATAGTTCAACTACCAAGAAATACACGCTTACAGTACCTGCATTATTAGCTGCTGATATTGTAACGGTATCTTTGAACGGAATCGTACTTACATTAGCTGATGTTCTTTATAAATCGAACACAGCAACGGCAGTTGTATCGTAGTCTAATTTAAAAGAAAGGAGTATTTAACCCGTTGCATTTTGTAACGGGTTTTTTATTATCTTTGAACTATGCCAACAACAATAAGTGATTATATTGCCAAGTGTAAATTCGTTAACTCTCAAATGTTAGACGAACAGGAGCGAATTGTTTTGAAGAACGAAAATAAAATAATATCCTTGAACGTTGACACGATGCAAGACGGTTATGGTAGTGACGGTAGATTATTGCAAAACACAAATAAAATATTCAAAGGTGTTTATGGATTGTCAACTCAATTATTAGACCCTAAAAAGATAGCCGGAACGCCTTATACATTCCTGCAAACAGGAGCGTTTTTAGGCAATATGCAAATTGATTTACAGCCGAGTTTGACAAAGTTGGATATATTTAGTACAGGCACAGGAAGCGGAGAAAAGAAACTGTTTTTTGCAGGATATAAAAACTTATTTGGATTGAATAAAGATAATACGGAAATCGTAAATTATTCAATAATTCTACCAGAGCTGATGGTATTTATTAAAAAATATTTATAATTATGATAAAACTAGACGAATACAACGGAACTGAAATTGACGGCAATTATTTTGACGAACAAGACGTATTAAATTTATTTAGATTTCAAAAAGTATTATTTGAGGAGGAAAAAGTTATTGCATCTATTGAGGAATGTATTAATATTTGGCAAAAATACTCTTGGGATTTACAGGCAAGTTGGTTAGATTTTCCAAGTAACAATAAAAGTATTTTGAGTTATATTAAAAGTAGCGACTATTTTACATCATTTCAAGACTACGCATTATGAAACTATTTAACAAATCCACAGAAACAAAATACTTCGACTCAATCGAAACGCTACCACTATACAACTTCGATAAGTACAGAAATACCCGTGATTTGAATTGGTTTATCATTGGTTATGATGGCAGGCAAACCAAAGTTAAAAGCGAGGTTCTGGAAAAAATAGAGAAAGTTATTTTAGATGAGTATTTCAAGGCTATTGATGACCGTTCTTTTACAAATAGATTGCAGAAATGGGCTGAAATCGAGGTTTTGAAGACTAAATATTTTGTTGTAAAATCATTGATTAATCGTATGTGGTTGGGATTTGCCGATAATCAAATGGAGTTGCGTTTGTTGTTCGTTAAGGAATTAGCACGTCACGGATTTAAAATGTCAGAAATAAATACAATTGATGGTGATGCGGTGGAATTGAATCGATTAAATGCGGGTGCGGAAGGAATCAAGACCAAAATAGTACTGATTGAAACTGAATTAGTTAAGGATGCAAAAGTAGAAACTACAACGCTCGCAAAACAGTTACAAATAACTACTATTGGTTTGCAATATCCGTATAAATTGGACGCAAAACAATTGACTGTTTCAGAATGGATTGAAATTTGTTCGTTATTGAATGAAAAAGTAAAACAGAATTAATATGGCAAATAGTGTAGATTTAATTATAGGCAGCGAAGCTATTAAGGGAATAGAGAAAGCTATTGCCCTTTTAACAGAAGCGGATCAAAAGATATTAGATATGTCTAGGTCAACTTCTGCATTAGGCAAGGGATTTACTTCGATAAATACACCCTCAGGACTAGATAAAATAGTCGCTGGAACCAGTGCCGTTAATGCTGAATTGACAAAACAAAACACAATAATTACCAAATTACACGCTGATATAGCCAAAAAAGCCGAACAATCACGTTTAGCAGAAATTAAACTGCAACAACAAAGAGAGAAAGCATTTGATAGTTTTGAAAAGAATGCGCAAAAAGAAGCGGCTATTGCTGAAAAGAATCTAAATACGTACAATAAGACCCAGACCCAAATAAATAACCTTACAAAGGCTTATAATGATTTAGCGGTACGAAAAGAACGTTATAATAATTTGAGTGCAAATGAGGAAATGCGTTTGGTTACATTGGGTAAAGTTACCGAAAAATACAACGGTGTTTTGAAGTTGACAGATGCAACTATCGGTAAAAACCAAAGAAATGTTGGTAATTACGCAAGCGGTTACAATGCTTTAGGAAACTCAATCAATCAACTTTCCCGTGAAGCTCCGGCATTTGCAAACAGCATCAATACTGGATTTATGGCACTGTCAAATAACTTTCCTGCTTTATTTGATGCTATAAACGGAATTCGTGACAAAAATAGATTATTAGTCGCAGAGGGAAAGCCAACCGTATCTGTACTAAAATCAATTGGCGCAGCGGTGTTTGGGTGGCAAACGTTATTGAGCGTTGGAGTTACTTTGTTGACTTTATATGGAGGAAAAATAATAGACTGGGCGATGAGTGTTTCAGACGCAGAAAAAGCACAAAAAGCACTTAACGAAGAATTGTTGAACTCAAAAACAGCGATTACTTCTGAAATTACGCAAATACAATCATTAACCGCAATAGTTTTAGATCATAACGAAAGCTCAATTAATCGTAAATTAGCTTATGACGAGATTAAAAAGACACTACCCGGATTAACTTCGGCAACTTATGAACAAGCGGTATCAACTGGAGAATTAACAAAAGCTACTGATTTGTATGTCTTGTCATTAATTCAAAAAAATATAGTTGAAGCAGAGGCAAAATCAATAGCTGAACAACAAACCAAATTAAATAAAGAAAATGCAATTTCCTATGAAGAACATATAGGAAAAATCGAAGCGTGGTTACAATCGTTACAACCAGAAAGGCAAAGAAAAAACATTGAAAAAGCCTTAAAAGCACAAAGAAAAGCGGAATCTGATAATCAACAAGGAATAATTGACGATAGAAAAAAAGCGTTAATTCAATCACAAGAAGATTATTTAAAAACTCAAAAGGCATTATCTTCTTTTGTTGCCGCTCCAGACAAGACTAAAAAAGCAGCACAATCCAAGGCTAAACGTGAAGATTTAGAGCATTTAGAAAGCTATATTAAGCCAGTAGGCACAATTGTAGGGGAAATTAATGCAGAAATTGACCGTTTAACAACTGAAAAAATAATTGCAAATGAAGCGGAATTACCAGCGATAAACGAACAATTACGTTTGTTGTTGGAGCTAAAAAAACAATTAAATGCAGTTCCAACAGGCGGTCAATTGCCCGGCGGCGTGGTCGTTGATGATACGCCAAAAATGTTAAAACTCAAAACCGACTGGAAAGAAACATTTAATTCTATTGCTGAAAGTGCGCAACAAGCAGGCGATATAATGGCAGAATTTAGCCAACGTAATTTCGAGAATGAGTATAGACGTTTAGAAGCTCAAAAAGATATTTCTTTGAAGTTTGCAGGTGATAGTGCCGAAGCCAGAAAGAAAATCGAAGAAGATTACCAAAAGGCTCATATTGCAATTGCCAACCGTGAAAATAAAGCCAAACAGAAACAAGCTATCTTTAATATCGCTATTGATACAGCACAGGCGATAATGGCAACCGTTGGAAAGGCAGGATTTGCAGGAATACCAATGGCAATCATTTTAGGAGCTTTAGGAGCTGCTCAAATCGCTTTAGTAGCTTCTCAAAAAGTACCTCAATATTTTGACGGTACAGATAATCACGCAGGGGGATTAATGTTGGTTAATGATGGTGCAGGAGCAAATTACCGTGAAAAGATTGTATTGCCGGGCGGTAAAGAAATTATCCCAGAGGGTCGTAATGTATTGATGAATGCGCCAAAAGGAACAAAGGTATTGACTCACGAACAGCAAATAATGGAAATGCTAAACGAAAGAGGAATTTCTATGTCGAAATCGTATCAGTCAAGTGGTGGAATGACCGCAAATGAAATGGATGCGGTTATGGCTAAACATTTTGCTAAAATACAAACAAACCATACTTCATTTGATAGAAAAGGGTTTGGCGGGTGGCTGTCTTCCAATGGTAACAAAACAATTCAAAATAACAACCGTGTTAGTAGAAGCGGTTTTAATGTGTAACTATGCGATTTTATTTAGACTTCAAAAGTGACGGATTTGGAAAGAAACAAATTGATGAGCCAATAGGCACTTCAGATATAAACTTTTCCCTAAAACAAAAAGATGGTGGACTCGGTAGGGATATCAGTTTCAGCGGTGGAGAAATTCAATTCGAATTCACTCACTTAAGAAATCACGAACTAAAACAATTGCTTTACTACCATAGAAAATTCGGCTTTGAATCCGTTGTAGTTTTAACTATTGAAATTGATGCGCTCAACAAGTACGAAGCAGATTTGGACTTTGCCACCGCTGAAACAGATGATTTAGAATACTTCAGATGCAAGGGAATAGAAGATGGAAAGCTACAAATAGTAAAAGCGAGAAAAGCCGTTAAAGTCGATTTATTGAGTGATGTTGATGTTGATGGTAATTATATTGGTGCGCTTGTGCCATCAAATATGTTGCTACTTGCAAAGCCTGTAATACAATTAAGCGAATGGAAAAGACCAGAACCATTTGGCAAAACATTTGTTTCTTATGGTCAGGATTCTGCACAGTTATCAATAGTAAATACCATTGAACAAAGTGGAATTGAAAGTACTACAGTTCCATTTATGGACTATCAAGAAACATCGACAAATACAGCTGTTATAAGTAATTATGACGTGTTTAATCCTTTGAGCTTGTTGGAATCTCAAAATAATTTGCAAAATGTAAAGTTGGCAATAAAAGGACTTTCATTATCGATTACAGGAGCAGGAACAAATAAAAGTTTATTCGTTTCAACTTCAAATAACGGACTTTGGACACCGGGAAGCGGAACAACTTATAAATTAGAACAAGTTTTAACAGGTGGCGATTTGGTAGTTACCAATAAAGATTATTTTATAGATATTCCTGCAATTCCAAGAGGTGGTAAAATAGCCATATTCGCCACATCTGTATCAAAAATAACCGTTCCATCGGGTACGCCAGTAGCGACAAATGTAATAGAATTGACTTTGACTGGTTCTGTAACCATTTCAACCGAAAGCATAGCATACAACTCCATTTCTAAATCCCTACGTTTAGTAGATATAATGCGTCAAGTAGTGCGCTCAATTTCGGGATTAGAAATAAATGCACCAAGATTTGAAGCATTAGGACAATTTTACGATAATAGACTATTTAACGGTAACTTTTTACGTGGAATTACAGATAAGCCGTTTTATGTGAGTTTGGAGGATATTGAAAACTCACTTCCTGAAATGCGTGGAGATTGGGAAATAGGAAGCGATGGTAAGGTATTCTTTGGTATTGAAGAGGATTTTTACACTAATAATGAGGTGGCATTTTTCAACAATACCCAATTTTCAGAAATGAAAAAAACGTACAATCCAAAATATATGCTAAATGAATTTGGATTCAAGTACAAAAATTATCAGTCATTAAAAGAAAATGAGGAGCCGAATAGTGCCGATACTATACACGGAGAAAGTAAATTTGTGTTTTTTAATAAACAAGTTGAGAATAAGAAATTAGCTGAAATCGATTGGACAAGGGATGCTTTTTTAATTGAAAGCACAAGACGAAAAGCGTTGACAATTACAACCGATACAGCAAGTCAAGATGATGATACTATATTTTGTATTGATTCGATTGACACCACGTTTGACAATTCATTTACCGAAGTAACCCAATTGGAGCATTCGTATAGTACGGCAACAGGACGTTTAACTTTGCGTAATGATGGTTCTGTCAACTTCTTGTCTTTGGGCATAGAAGTTGGTAGTGTTTTTGTGATTGCTACACCTGACGCAAATGCAGGTAATTATATTGTTTTTTCGGTTGTTGGTAATGCGTTGGAATTAACCAAAACAAGTCCGGGCGCAATTGGTGTAGGTGGCAATGGCAACCGATTGACTAAATACACTTATACGTTGTCAATGGCATTCGTACCGTTTACCAATTACACAAATCAAGGGTTTAGCGAAACATCAAATTTAGGTAGTGCAGATAGTTACAGCAATCGTAGGTATTCAATCAAAAGAAACATTTATAATTATTGGAAATCATATCTTGCAACCGCAAATCTATATTGGAAAGACAAACCATTAAAAAACACTTGGTATAAAAATAATGGAGATTACACGGCAAAATATGCAGGTGTTAAGTTAACCGAGAAAGCTGATTTTGTTCCTGACAATCCTATTTTATCGCCTATGTTATACAACGAGGTTGTATTTAAAGACGTGGATTTTTTGGATTATATTTTGTTACAAGATTTGGTACGATTGGATCGTGGTTTTATTAGAATGCTAGACAATAATGATACCGTCACAAGAATTTACCCTATCGATATGGATTATTCTATGTTAGAAAAGGAATTGAGAATGAAAGGCGAAGAGAAATACGAACCCGCAACAATGACAATCGAAAAGCTCCCATCTGGATATATTTTGATTAACGGAATAACAGGAGTTAATTCTATTTTATACGAAATCAAAGGAGAACAGTTATCAATTTACGATACAAACCGATATAGATTGTACAATCCTGTATGGTGGCACCAAGTTCAAATAAACGGAGCTTTTGCCGATAGTAAAATAGAATTAGATAATTGGTTGAGTTTGTTGTAATTTTAATTATATTTGCTTAAACAATCCTAAATCAATGGTCGCACCATTTATCAATCTATATCGCACGACAAACGAAGCTTTTCATTTCAAGAATAGCCAATTAAACACGCAATATATTTTCAAAGGGGTTCAGTTAATACCAAATAACACGGCGAAATACATTCAAGTAACACAAACGCCATCGGGTTTAGATTTGGAAGATTGGACAGTTTGGGCAGTTGATTTGTATTCTGGAAAACGTGAAAACGTAACGCCTTATTTTTTCGTGGATTCTTTGACAAATGATTTGGACGGATCACCGCAATTATATTGGTCGTTAACTAACGTGCCTTTTGATTTTGGATATAGATTGGTTTATTTAGAAGTCAATCAATTAGTCGGAGATTCATTTTACAGCACACCATTTTTATTAACTGAAATTGAAAGCGAAAAAGTAAGTCAATTTCATTACAAGGATTCAAAGGATGGAGTTTATCAAAGCATAGGTTTGCAAACTTGGTTTAATGAAGAAGATAAAAAAACTGAACTTACAACCTATTATGAGGTTTCTACAAAAAATACAGTTTCACAAGCAATAAAAACCAGTAAATTAGAGCGATTCAGAACAGAAATGATGCCTAAATCGGTATTGATAAACCTAACTTATTTGTTAGAAAGTCCTGTTTTATACGTTAATTACATACGAAATAGTTTGTTTGAAGCTATTGATTTACCAGAAAAAACAAGTCAGGAAAACTTTATTGAAGCCGATTACATTTTAAGTCCGAATTACAATGATAACTTTTTTGGATTACCCGATTATAATGGAATTGATTACGGAACAGCTGATTATAATATTTAAGATATGAGTACTTATACCGATATACAGGATTTAATCAATGCAAATTTGGCAAGTGGTATAAAAATACCCGCTGTAAAACATCGTGAAGTTGAACACGCTTTATTGGATTACATACAGGCTAATTTGGCACAATCAGGCGATATTAAGCGTATAAAATGTGATTTAGCATATTATACCGCAAACTTTGAAACAAACGGATTAGGCAAGAATTTACGTTTAGGATGGGCGCAATGTAATGGGAATAACGGAACAGACGATTTAACCGGGCGTGTTGGAATTGGTTATGGTTTGGGATATTCCACATTTTCACAAACGGGTGGCTCAAAGGATGCGGTTGTAGTCGAGCATAGTCACAATATAAGACGAAATAATAACGATGCAGGCGGTGCAGGAAGTCAATACACTTTAGATAATTCTGGTAGCTCTGTTGTATATTCCACTACTGAAAGTACAGGCGTTTCTGGAACAGATAAAAACCTACAACCATACATTGTCCATTTATACATAATGAAACTATGAGCAGTTTAGTAATTACAAAGCAATCAGGTAATTTTTTCTCTTTGGAGTTAGATGGTGGCGTTCCTATTATTTCAGAACAAAACCGATTGACTACCATTGGCGATTATTGTAATTTCAAAACGGCAAACGGTGCAAATATAATCCTAAAACAAAATATCTTATATTCAGAAATTACCATTATTACAGGCGTTTCACACGTTCCTACTTCGATTGATGATTTGTGGGTTTCTTTAATTGCAGCGGGTTTCTTTGATGGTGTTGTAATTGGTGGCAGTGGTACTGCAACTCGTTTCGATGAGTTATTAGATACATTTACTTATTTTGGGCGTGATGGTCAGTTATTGATAGTTAATGAATCTGAATTAAAATTAGATACCGTTGCTATTTCAATATTCACGGAAGAGGATAAGCTGAAATTAGATGGTATTGAATCTGGTGCGCAGGTTAATGTGCGTGGCGATATGGCACAAAACGATCCAGACGCTCCAGACTACATATTTAACAAACCAGACCCAGCAGCAGCACAAATCCCACAAATAATGGATGGTATTTGTGGAGTAACCGCTGGATTTGCAGTAGGACAAACCGATTACACTTTGCCTGATGGATTAACTTGTATAAATGTTCGTAATAACGATGGTAACTACTCTAAAACAACAGCAAACAATACAGCACGTACAAATAGATGGTCGCAAACCGATAATATATTGACAATATATAAAGCTCCAGTATTAAACAATTATTTGTACTTTGAATTGATATAACATTTTTATACCCACACCACCCCATCCTAATACGGTGGGTTTTTTTATGTGAAAATGTTTTATAAGAACGCTTGTATATTAAAAAAGAATACTTATATTTGTGCTTTAATAACACTTAAAATTTTAATTATGAGTACATTTTTTTATGAATTTTCACAAAACAATAGCGGTGGTTCATTCGATGTCGATAACAATGTTTGTCATAGACTGTTTATCGAAGCCGAAACATCAAAACAAGCAAAAAACAAAGCTAAAGAGCTTGGTGTTTATTTTAATGGATGCGATAAAGGCATAGATTGTAATTGTTGCGGAGATAGGTGGTATAAAGTTGATGAATCCGATAAAATAGACTTGATGTCAATTTCAAAATCTTACGGAATAGAATTTAAAGACGTGAAAGATTATGCTCAATATTTAGCTAACAAATATGGGGCTACAACACCGGACAGCAGAATATTTTATGTTGACAATTCTATTGATGAAATATTTAAAAACTACTAACACAATGGGAAGAAAAAAAACCAACACAATAAAGCGTACAATTTCAATGCACCCGTCTTTAATAAAAGAAATTCGTGCCTACGCTAAAACCAGAACCGCTGAAGAATTAAAAAAAGAACAAACTAAAAATTAGATTATGAAAAAAATTGCAATGAAAGCGAGTCAAAAAGATTGGGATTCTATTAAGGATAGGTTTAAGTCTTCAGATATTTTGGGAGTAGATTTAAATCCGAGTCCTTATTTTGGGTATTTAATTAATTATTATAATTCATCAAATACTTTTGGAATTGGACATTACAATTGTGAAAATGCAGACGAAATCCACGAAACATTCAATGCTAAAATATTTCTCGAGGCGTGTGGAATTGAATTTGACGAATACAAAATCACAAAGGAAACCATTTTATCTCTTCATCGCCACGGGAATGACTTGACAAAATCACAACTTAATGATTTGTTTCCCGATTGTTTTAAAAAGGAGTTGATTGTTGTTGATGGTTATTACAAGCATAAAAACGGACAGCATCCAAAATGGTTTTGTCATATCGATGTAAACACAGGAGAATATTACGGTCATAATAATACGGAATGGATGACAGGAGGTAAAAATGGATTTGGCGATATGATTGGTTATATAAAAGACAATTGCGAGCCAATGACACCAAAAGAAGTCGAAGAGGCTTTGATTAAGGAGTGGGAGAAATTGGGGGGTAAAGTAGGGGTTCAATTTAAAACACCGATAAATCAATTTAACGGTGTTGATAATGGAAAATACAATTTTGTAAAAGCAGACAATTGTTTATACTCGGATGGTTGTGCCGTTTTCAATAAAGGCAAATTCGCAACCATAATAAACAAAAAGAAAATGACCATTTCGGAAATTGAGGAGAAATTAGGTCACGGTGTGGAGGTTGTAATGGATTTTAATGTTAAAGGAACTATTTAAATAAAAAATAAAAATGAAAGCATCAGAATTATTGAAGACTAGCAGAACAGCTATCGAAATTTTCAAAGAAATAGAAGGTTTTAACAAAAACAACCCAACTCATTTTAAATTTTTCATTCCTCATTTTGAATTTGTATCAAATGACACCATTGCTGATTTATCGAGGATGGGATTTAAAGTGACCCACGGAGAGTGGTTTCGTGGAGATACTGGATTAATAATAGAATGGTAATATAATCAAATCAAAACCGATTCATTAATTTGTATCGGTTTTTTTTATTACCTTTAACCCCACACAATTAGAACACCTCTCGGCTTAAAACGAAGTGCATCTGTCTAATTTTTATATAGGTTAAGTTGAAAGCCAAAACAACACGAACAACAATGCAACACAAAGTACAAGTGTTGCATTTTTTTATTATCTTTGGTTTAAATTTTACAACTATGAAAAAACTACTTATATTTTTATTACTACCATTGTTCGCATTGGCTCAAACATCCACAGGACAAGAACAAGAGTTTCCTTATGGCATACTCGTACCAGTTAGCGTTTTGCAAGTGCCAACGACAACCACTTGGATAGGAACATTTGGAAGCGATGGAACGCAAGGCAAAGTCGCACCCGAAAATATTTCGATTCCGCAAATCCCAACAAGCTACGTGCCAACATCGGCAACAATTGGCGGTCATTTAGCAGGGATAAACACCGCAATCGCAAACATTCCAATTACAACAGCAGGAAATATTACAAGAGTTTGGTATACGGCTGATGGCACTACAGTAGGCGGCAATCCGTATTACCAAACAGGAATGACTAAAGGAACAGCAGCGAGTGCTATTCAATCCGTTGTAAACAATGATGATGAAAAAAAGTATTTCACGCAGGATGTTATAGGTAATGCTGCCGCAATGGTCACATTATTCCCGCCCGGTGCGTATTCTGGAAATTTATCTGTATCAACAACGCCAAATAGTGCATCCCAACGCTTTACGGTTGAATTATACAAATGCAACAACGCAGGAACACCAATAGCTTCTGGTATTGCAGGCGCACCGGTAGGTGATTTAGGAGTTACGGTTATTTTAATACTCGATTCTGGAATAATTAATTTAGCCGATTCAAGTATTACGAACGTAACGGTATCCGGTTCGCTTTTAGCCCAATTATCAGTAGGCGTTGGCGAAAGAATTCGTTATCACGTTTCAGCTGCAAAAGTAGGAACAGCTTCGGCAAGTATAACCGAAAGCGTATATTATGGAACTTCTTACAATAGTTATTTAGACGTACCAACGCCATTGACCAGCTCAGGAGTTGCAAACGCTTCAACGGTTACAGGTGCGAATGTAACGGTGGCTTTGGATAATTTGAACGTAGGAAAAGAAAATATATCGAACAAATCAAATAGCTACACTGTATCGTCAAGCACAACCTATGCTAGTACCAAGGCTTTAGTTGATGGGTTGGCAATAAAAGCCAATATAGATGATGTCACTACTAGTTTTCCTTTAAACGTATCATACGCTACGCCAACGGCAAGCGGGATAAACCTAATATCCAGTGAATTATTTACCAAAGGTACAGTTACAGAAATAAAGATAAATGCTGTATCTTCTGGAATTATTAGTTTTGCTTTTTTTAGAAAAATATCTAGTTCTCCTTTGAATTATAAAGTAATTAAAAATTTCAGTCGTTATGTAAACGCAGGAATAAATACAATACAAGTAGAAGAGCTTTCTACAGAGGATTTTTATTTTGGAGTTACCAATGTTCAGACTTTATTTTATACAGCTGTAGGCAGCTCGGGTGACCCTGTAGATTTGCATTATTTAATGGGTGGTATTACGGATGCGGCAGTTTGGAGCGTGTCAACAGGAAGAGGGACTAATATTGAGATAAAAGTAAATGAAACGGTAGACAAGTCAAAACATACAGGTAAAAGCATTTGTTTGATTGGTGATTCTATTACTGATTTTTGCGATAGTCCTGCATCAAATGGAGAGCAGTATATTGGTTATGATTATTTTATAAATCAAAAGCTTAATTTTAAAAATATCTTTAATGAGGGCTATTCAGGGATACAATTAGGGCAAAGCGGAGGTTTTGCGAATACTAAAGTCGCAGGGCTGCCTGTAGCTGATGATTATACTATATATTTAGGCACAAACGATTTTGCTTACGGAACACAAACGATTTTAGGCGACTTCGATGATTATTTAAACGATACGGGTGTAAATACTTTTTACGGGGCGTTGCGTGTTTTGTTGGATGGTATTTATGTAAAAAATCCTTATGCGAAAATAATACTATTTACCCCTACTTTTAGAAATTACGGAGGGTTTAATAGTTGGGATACAGTTAATTCAAATGGCAATACAATGCTTGATTTTGTGAACGCTATACTGCTAGTCGGTCAACAGGCCGCTTTGCCTGTAGTGGATTTATATGCTAAATCAAGTATTAACGGCTACAACTCGCCTTTTTTGACTTACGACAATTTACACCCAAATACAAGAGGTTACCAATTTATAGCCGAAGCCTTTATACAGGAAATGTTTAACAGTTATTAATTAAATAAAAATGAAAAAAATAATCATAATATTTTGCATTTGTTTTTCGGTTGGTTTATTTGCTCAATCAAAAAAGACATCCTTATATGTTGCAGATGCAATAGAAAACAGTAGAACTTCAGTAGCTCCAAGTCAGAACGCTGTATTTGATGCTTTGGCTTCAAAAGCACCTTTAGCTTCTCCTGCTCTCACAGGAACCCCAACAGCTCCAACAGCTACAGCAGGAACAAACACAACACAGATAGCCACAACGGCTTTTGTGCAGTCTGCAACGGGTAACTATAAAAAATACGTAGCCCTATTGACTCAAACAAGTACAGGCGCACCAACTGCAAAAGTACTTGAAAACACACTCGGAGGAACGGTTGTTTGGACTTATTCAAGTACAGGTGTATATGCCGGAACGTTAACAGGAGCTTTTACCGCGGACAAATCTCCTGTTATACTTACATCAAATAATAGTGGCGTTACATTGACAGGAGGAGCTAGTGCCTCTACTAATTTTGTGGGTATCGAAACAAGAACAGGAGGAACTCTAACGGACGGACTAATGACGGATTCATTTATTGAAATCAGGGTTTATCCATAAAACTAACAACTATGGAAATTCTATTTTTAGCGATAATCACAATAATATATTTTGAAAAATAATTAGTAACTTTAAATAAATAAATATGAAAACAAGATTGATTACTTGGCTCGTTACATTGGGCGCACTTTTCGATACATTGTATGGTGTATTAGCAGATAACTCAGGATTGCTAGCGGATTTAGGAGTATCTCCTAAAATTACAAAAGTTATTTTGGTAGTTGGCTTACTTTGGAATGCTTTTTCCAACAAGTTAAAACCAGTTGCCGGAATTCAAAGCATAGGGAACGGACAAGTACCGCTTATCAAGGATGAAAAGTAAACATTGGATATTACTTTTATTAATTCCTTTGTCAAATATAAAGGCACTCTTTTATAATTCAGATTTAAGAGTGTCTTGGTATTTGTTTTCAGACAATAAAAGATTTATGTGCAATGTTCTTGAAGATTATTCTAATCTAATAATTTTCGGAACATTATTTTTTTATATGGCTTTTGTTTAAATAGATTCCAAAGTAAGGAAAATTTCACTATTTTTGTTTATAATAAACGCCTTGGATTTTGTGCATCTTGGATTAATGGATATGGAATCGTTTATTGCCCTAAAATTATTATTGTCATATCTTATTTTTAACCTATGCAGCAGATTAAGGATTTTTTAAACTTTTTGGATTTAATAGTTGGTACATTTTGGAGCTTTACCTTAATGGATATTTTGCCAATTGTTTTTTCTGGACAAATAGGAACGCAATTATTAAACAGCGTTTCGGGAGTTGTAAATCTACTTTTGGCAATTGCTGGTTTAGTTTATTTAGTTGTTAGGTTGATTCATTTTATAAGAATGAGTAAACTACACATCGAAAGTAAAAAACAGGACATTATAGCCAAGCAACGAGCAAATTTTTACACCAAGTGGGATAAGGAATTTATTGATCCGTTTAAAGAAAAGTAAAATTATGATAACAACAGCACAAGCGATTAAAGATTTTGGAAAACCAAACCAACAAGGGACTTATTTAGTTACAATAAACTTGCCTTATCCAATGCGCCTGGCTTGGGATAAAAAAACAAAAGTCAAAACAATGCGTTGTCACGGATTAGTTGCAAAGAATTTTACTGATGTTTTTAAGGATTTATTAGAACATTATGGACTTGAAAAAATTCAAGAACTCGGAATAGATTTGTTTGGAGGTTGTTTTAACTTTAGACAAATGCGAGGTGGTTCAGATTATAGCCGTCATTCCTGGGGAATAGCAATGGACTTAGATCCCGAAAGAAACCAACTTCACGAAACTAAAAAAACGGCAAGATTTGCACGTCCGGAATATAAACCAATGATTGATATATTTTATAAGAATGGTTTCTTGTCTTTGGGTATTGAAAAAGATTATGACTGGATGCACTTTGAAATTAAACCGATATGAAAAACCTAACATTTTGCGCATTCGTGGCGATACTTTTATTATTGCTTTTTTCTGTTTACGGATGTGGGGGGGCTCGAAATACTGACCTGTCACAATCCGAAACTAAAACCGATAATATAAATATCGAAAATAGCTACTCTATGGGGTCTAAAATTGTTTTGATGGATATTTTCACGGCAAAACCAATTGATGCGCTTAAACCTATGTGGATTGATGGAAAAGAGTACAAGAATGCTTCGATAATTAACAATAAAAGTAAAATAAAAATAGTAGTGTTGGCTTTGAAAACAAAATACAACATCACTAAAACTATCGTTATAGAAAAAAACAAAACCACAGATAAAACTAATTATATTTATCTGTGGCTTGGTTTGGCTTTTATCATTTGCTTATTTGTGTTTCTTTGGTTTTACCTACCAAAACTCAAAACGGGCATTTAGATTTTTCTTTTGGTACTAAATCCTGATACTCTCGTTTTATCTTTTCTTTGATTGCTTCACGTATAAAATGACCAACATCAACATTATAAGACTTCATTTTTTGAAGCGTTTTTAATTGACTTTCTGAAATCCTTATAACCTTTGTTTTAGTATAAAATTTCATAATTGTAATACATTTATAGCTGTTAGCAAGTAGTTACCCGCAATACTACGACTGCGGTATAAAAGAAAGAATATGAGCGATAACATCAACTGTCCATCCATTTCCTAACATTCTTTTAGCTTGCTGTTCTGATACGCTATCAGTATATCCTATCGGAACTGTTTGTAATTGTTCGCATTCTTGTCGGTTTAATGGATAAATTTCAAAAGGATTTGATTTGTACGTTTTCGGTGAATGAGATGCAATTATAGTGACTGTTTTATCATTCGGGTTTACGATTGTTCCTATTTCTGATATACCGCTTTTTTTATAATCAAATCTATGAGGTCTTATTCTGCCATTTTTTGAAATAGAAACCTGAAAATCTCTTGATGTATATTTTTTAATTTCGCTTATAGTTTCGTTAACACAAGGAATTTCGCTTTCAAAACCAACAATATCTTTTGTTGTTTTCCCTTTGTCATTCGGCTGTGTAATATTAGGAATATTTGTCCAATACAATCTTTCTCTATTTTGAGCTGAAACCAATGCACTATTTATTCTTATTGGCTCAACTCCTAATGCTTTGGTAATTACCTGCTCGTATTCTTTTTTCATAACTACATTTTCAAGTAAGAACCATTTAGGCTCACATTCTTCTTTAAGCCTTACGAACTCAAAAAATAATTTACTTCTTGGGTCATCAAAGTTCAATTGCTTTCCGCTAAAACTAAATCCCTGGCAAGGACTTCCGCCCATTAGCAATTCTATTTTAGTCAAATCAACGGCTTTTACTTCCGTAACACTTCCTATTTGTTTTGTTTTTGGATAATTGTTTACAGCGACTTTAATTGCGTGTTTATCAATTTCGCTTGCATAATACTCATCGTATTTTATTCCTGCCCTTTCTAATGCTATTTGTCCACAACTCATTCCGTCAAAAAGAGAAAGTACTGCGGGTAACAGCGGTTTTGAGCTATTGCCGTCTTGGTCTTGAACTGAATTATTGTTTTGTGCTTTCATAATCTGTCTTAAATTTAAAGTTTAGTGTGTGTTTTTTCGGCAACATCACAAAGCCACGGGACGTTACAAGTAAGCATACGAGCCGTAATCAGCAGACATATTAAATCCGTTATTATCTTCTGTGATTGGTTCGTAAATCATTTCGTATTTATGCAAAAAGAAAGGGATATTGTCAGCATAATAAATTCGTTCTTTAAAATGAACATTGTCTTTGCATTCACATCTTGTTTTTATAAAATTTTCTAAATCGGTTTTGTTTTCAAATTCAAAACCTTTTCTTTTCAATCCTTCAATAATAAAATCTTCCAATTGCTTTTGTAAATCCAAAAAAAGCCTACTTGTAACATCGTGTATAAGAGATTGCTTGTTTGGGTCTGTGTCTTTAGACATAATTTTTAAATTTAAAGATTAGTAATATTTTGGAGGTTTAGGTTCGATCGGCGCAACCTCCCATACACGCCGTCCGTTATATTCCAGCTTCGAGCAACTTCCTTAATTCAACCTATCTGTTGAACTTACCATTGCTTCGGCAATCATTTTGTCCTGTAATTCCAATAATTCTTTTAACTCGATGTTTTCTTTGCTTATTGAATTATGGTCTTTATTCAAAACATTAACGTGTGTTTTCAATGCCTTGTTTCGTTGCATTAATTGGATGCAAATAACCATCAAACAAATAACGGAAAATAGCAATACTGCTGTGAAAATGTAAATTGCGTATTCCATAATCAATTAGGCGTTATAATTACTGGTTCTATTACTTCTATATCGTTCACATCGCATAAAGCCACGATATGAAATGCGTTAACCATTTGTTCGTGATCGTGCAAAAATTGGTTATTAATGGACTCCATCCAAGAATAAAACCGTTCTACGTTTGATTGTTTTACTTTCATAATGTTTCAGAAAATTCAGTTCTTAATTTGAACTCATTAATAATTATTTGACAAGTATTTTTTATTAATGGGTCATTGTCAAATTTTGTGTTTAACTCTTTTTTGATTTCTTCTAAAATCTCTATTGCTGTTTTCATCCTATCTAAAAATCAAATTAATAATTACATAAATCCCTACAATTGCAAGGAATTGTATTTGTGGTTTCTGGGTTTTCATAGTACCTCACGCTTAAGGTAAAACCAATGATATCCTGTTTTAAAATCTCTTTGCACGTGGATTAATTCCCATCCATCTTTTCCAAGATAGTTTAAGTCACTTTCTCCTAATCCTGATTTTGTTTTGTATTCGAACTTTTTCATTTCTCTTTATTTTTTAGACGTTTTTCTCTTTTAATTTCGATAACACAATATCTTGGTGCTTTTTTGGAATATCCCAAAATGATGCAAGCCAATGATTGTAAATTGTTCTTGCGCCTGTTCCTGTTTCTTTGCTTATTAATTCGCAAAAGGCTTTTTTGTCCTTTAATTGTTTGTACAATGTTTTAATTTCTTCCATAATTATCTATTTATTGCGGTTAAACCTTTGAAAAATCTATTTCTTACAGTACTCCAAAACCTTTGACCTACTATAATTCGTGGTTTTCCAAATAAATAAGGATTTTCTTTTGTGATTGGATTTGTTACGATTCCATTTGAATCATATTTTTTTACATAAGGCGTGCAATTCGTTTTCATAATGTTATAAGTTTTAATGTTCGGTACAAATCTACAATTCTTTTTTAAATAAACACCACCAACACCACAATTTAGAATGATTATAAATTAACAGCAACCACACCAATTATACAATTATTTGTTTTACATTTGTCATCAGTTAATAACAAAAAAAATAGAAATTATGAAAAGAATGGAGTTTATAGAAAAGTACTTTACCAATAATTTTTATTGGATAAATGCGGATAATTTTAAAAAACTGCAAGAAATCGGAATTGAAATGAATTGCGTCAACCCGATTGGAACTAAATCAATTATAGATTTACACGATGGGTTTGTTAATTTAGGATTCAGAACAGAAAATGGAATTACTAAATTTCAAAAAGAATGTTTTTTAGTTCACAATCAAACCGCAACTAATTACGAAGAAATGATAAATAATTATAATTCTTTAATATGAACGATTTAGACACATTTAACGATTGGAATCCTAACAACCCAATCAACCAAGAAGAAAACGAACCTGAACTAACCGAAGTTGAGAAAATGCAGTTAGATATTGATTTTTTAAAATCCTATTCGAAGTTACAAATCGAGCGATTGAATTACAAAACTGCACAACTAAAAAAACTAGCAGGATTTGAACAAACAATTATTACATTCGGTTATCTGACTTATGAAGAAACAACCGAGAAAAACGAAATTTTGAACCAATATTTAAAATAATTAATTATGAAAGCAGGGTACAAGGTTATAAGATTAGAATACTGTAAGTCACCTTTATTTATAGAGGTCATAAATTTTGAGTTTTCAAATGAAGTTTACACTGTTTTTTGGAAGACTTTTGAAAAACGAAACTCAACTGATACAATCGGAGTTTGGAAAATAAAACAATTAAAAAATTAGAAACTATGGACTTATCAAAAACAATTATCCCAAAATCAGACCAGCTAAATGCTGACGATTTGATATCAGGGTCAAAAATTATTAAAATACGTGATATAAAAGGCGGTAATGACGATGCGCAACCAGTATCTATTTATTTCTACGGAGATAATAATAAGCCGTTTAGACCGTGTAAATCAATGCGTAGGGTATTGGTTCAATTGTGGGGTGCAGATGGTTTGCAATTCATCGGAAAACGAATGACTTTGTTTCGTGATGACACGGTTAAATGGGCAGGAGTTGACGTAGGGGGCATTAGAATTAGCCACGTTTCACATATTCCAGAAGCGACAAGAGTTTTAGTCACAACAGCTAAAAACAAGCGTACACCTACAACTATTGAAGTTTTGCCGTTGGTGGAATTGAAAGATTTGGCAGGAGCAAAAAAAGCTATCCAAGATAAAAAAATTAATCTTGATGCAATTTTAGAAAAATACGATTTAACACCAGAACAATTAAAAACTTTGCAAGATGAAACAGTTTAAATGTAGGGCGTCAAAGATTGGTTTATTAATGACTAATCACACTGGAAAATCATATAAAGAACAGTACGAAGAAGCTTTGTTAAAAAAAGAATCTTTGAATGTCAGATACTCGGAGTTTAAAAACAAAGAATGTAAATCGGCTTTACAAATTGTTAATGAAAAATTGCCAGAAAATGAAAAGGAAATCGAAAGATTAAAGCCTTTGATTGATGAAGTAATTTTAAGCGAAACGGCAAAATCTTACTGCAAAGAATGGCTTATTTCTGAAATTACAGGAAAACAAAAAGATATTAGATCAAAATATCTTGCACGTGGCAAAGCGATGGAGGAAAAAGCTATTGAAAGAATATCTAAACATTACGGTTGTGAATTGGTAAAAAATGAAACCGAGGAAGAAAACGAATATTTTACAGGAACATTTGATACTAATACAATTGAGATTGTTATAGATGCCAAAGTACCTTTTGATGCTTTTACATTCCCGTTCTTTGAAACAGAACCAGACAAAAACTATTACGGTCAAATACAAGGTTATATGAATTTGACAGGATTAAGAAAAGGAAGTCTTTGTTATTGTTTAGAAAATGGTAGTGAAGAACAAATAGAAAAACTATCTTGGCAAATCGCTAAAGATTTAGGAAAAGATGAGCCAGATATGACTGAATGGGATTTGGCAGAAAAAGAATTGAGTTATGACCATTTACCAGACAGTTTAAGAAAAAAAGTTTACGAATTTGGATATAGCGAAACCTACATCAAAGCTGCTGAAAAAATGGTTTTAGCATCCAGAAAATATATTGAAAACGAATTAATACCAATGTTAAATTTATAAATTATGAGTAAAATCCAAATTACATTAGACGCTACGAAATTACGTAATCTAATATCAAATCGAGAGTTTCAAAACAAGGCAGGAGAAACCGTCAAATTGCAAGAAGTAAAATTCGAACTTGTCGAAGTTAAAGAGCCAAAACAAATCTACGAAAAAGACAATATGCGAATTATGAAAACTCATTTCGCTTGTGTTATTCAAACCAAAGAGGAACGAGAAGCAAAAGCTGATACTATATACATTGGCGAGGGATTTACTACTTTATGGGGGAGTGATAAAAGCGGAGTAGTTCACGAAGCCACACCAATCGAAGAAGAGAAACCAGATTTACCTTTTTGATATTAACAACATAACATCACTCGCCTAAAAATGGGTGGTGTTTAAAAAAACCTATTATGAAAACAGTATCGCATTTAGCTAACAATCTAAACATCGGAATAAATGTAATTAATCGAATTATCAAGAAAGAGAGAATAGTTAATTGCGCTCCAAGTGATGGTAAAAGATTGATTAACGAATACCAAGAAGAGATAATTCAAGAGTCTTTAATTTTAGAAGGTTATTTGGATTGTTTTACTTTAGAAAGCAAAATGAACGATGTGCCGGAACAAGAACCATTTATCGAATTCAAAAGAAGAACTTACTCAAATTATAACAAATGACTAAAGAAGAAAAAATACAGCAATTGATAACCGATTTAACGACTGAATCAGTTAGGTGGCCAAGAATGAAAACGGTTGATGTTGTGAATATGCTTAAAATTATCCAAGCTATTGAACCGCAATCAAAATGGATTAAGATTGAAAGCGAAGATGATTTGCCGAAAGAAAATGGTATTTATTGGGTTGTTAAGGATGATGAGATAGTTTGCATTGAGCCTAAAAAGCCTATCAACTTCAAAAAACTTTGGTCTGATTTTAAAAAAGATAATATTACCCACTACCAACCAATACAGAAACCAGAACCACCAATCTATTAAGCTATGAAAAAGTACTACATTATATTTTACCTAACCAATGGGAGTGAATTATGGATACCTAAACAACCAACACAATGAAAAAATCACTATTTGACCGCTTCTATAACTATATGAGCAACTTACTTTGGGGTAAACAAAAGTTTAGGGTATGAACACAATAGACTTGCAAAATTTAGCAAAATACAAAGGTTAGTTTTTACACAAATCAGGTCTTTATGAAAACTCAAATTATTGCTACAAACTAACCTTAGAGCAAATTTATAGAGAATTTAGATAAAAATTTAATAACAAAAATTATGATAACATTTGAAAATACACAGAGAATTACAAAATTATTGGTAGATGGAAAACACGTAAAATCGTTTCCCTTATCAATTAGCCACTGCCTTCAAAACATCACTTCAAAAGAAGTTGATAAATTCGACAAATCACTTCGATTAAAAGACAAGGATATTACCTTAATTAGTCATTTGGTTTTTCCAATATTGTTGCAAGACTTCTATTTAAAACTACAGAAAGATGAGCCTTATGTTTTTGAAAGGGTTGTTGATAGTTCTGTTACTGGTTGTCGTGAAGTAATTTCACGTGACGGCAATAGATTTGAATTGTGTTTTGAAAACAATACGAAAATCAAAATAGATGAATTGTTGTTTAGATTTGCCATTACGAAATTACCAACTGCTTATTTGAATTATTAATGAAAGTACTATGCACAGACTGCGTACATTTTAAAGAATCTAAATGTACGCACAAATCCAAGAAAGCAAAGAACGGGTATTTCAATTGTCCTGTTTTTAAAACTATTCCGATTGATGTTTTAACTAAAGAATACAAAACACTTCTTGTATCAGGTAGCAATGCCGTTCGTTTGCAGGAATTGAAAATAAAGTTGCAAGAAATTAACGGGGGTACGATTTAATCCTAACCCCAACGAAAATCCAAAAAAATTATTGTAGATTGGGATTAAATTTGTATATTTGTGATGTAGAACGTCCACCTACGGTAAAATAAAAGGTTACTTAACCTTAAACAACCCGAAGTAAGATAGGAGTGGACGCCTTGATTATTTCGGGTTTTGTTTTTCTATTATGGATTTAAAATACACCATTCAAGATCTTAAGAATTATATTGAGCTACTAGAAAACTACAATAATAAATCGTTTAAGATAGCTATAAAAGATATTCATGACTATAGAATTTCTTTCGCTATACTTTATGATTCCATTTTAGACAATGAAAGCGCAGAAAAAGCATTGTCTAGTTTAAATGTAGCGGAAAAAAATAGCGCCTTTATATTTTCAGATAATAAAAGAAAAGAAGCAAACATTTATATTTCAAAAAAGAATATAAGAAAAGATGTTTTTAGAATACACGGCAATTGTTGTTTAAAGTGTGGTTCAAAATATAAATTATCTTTAGATCATATTATTCCAATTTGTAAAGGAGGTAAAAATTGTTTAACAAACCTACAGCCTTTATGTAAAAACTGTAATTCTAGCAAAGGTTCTAAAATTATTGACTACAGGAAAGCGTGTAACATGTATTAAAAAACACCCTAATACATATTATATAAAAAACGATATTTATTAAAAAAGCGTTTTTTCAAAGTAAAAAAGTAAAAAATATGTGTCATTGCGACACAAAATATAAAAACATCAATATTCACAAGGGATTAAAGCGTGTCACATACCGTGTCACATCATTAAAAACATAACTATTATGATTGCATTAGTATCTATTTTTAAGCTTATGACAGACGTAAATAATCCTTATCACAAGGATATTAATTACGCTTTAGCCAGAATAAAAAACGGAAATTCAAAGGATATGATCCTTAAGCTTAGAAAAATGAGCAAAGAAGATTACGGAAAGAATAAAACAAAACTCCCTGTAGTCTGTTTTAACGGACATTTTAAAACTAGATCCGATTCAAATATAATTGAGCATTCTGGGTTTATGATTTTGGATTTTGATAAATTTGATTCTGAAGAGGATGCAGTTATTTTTAAAGATTCTATTTGTTCGGATAAATATATTTTTTCGTGTTGGATTTCTCCAAGCGCAAAAGGCGTTAAGGCATTAGTTAAAATTCCAAAAGAGCCAAAAAATCACAAAGGGTATTTTAATGCTATTGAAAAATATTTTAATCATCCAAATTGGGATACAAGTGGAAAGGATTTGAGCAGAACTTGTTTTGAATCTTATGACCCAGATATATTTATAAATGAAAATTCTGAAATTTGGAATAAACTAGAACAGCCAGAAATTGAAGAAATTGGAGTTTTTGAGCCAATTGTTAGAATGACCTCTTCAAATCAAATAGTAGAAAACCTTTTAAAATGGTGGAGTGAAAAATATGGTTTTATAGAAGGAAAAAAGAATACTAATTTACACGTTTTAGCTTCTGCTTTTAATACTTTCGGAATTACGAAAACTGATGCTGAATATGAGTGTCTTAAATTTAATGAGGGTGGAAAAGAAGAAGAAATTTTAAAACTAGTAACTTCTGCCTATAAAAGAACTAGCGAGTTTAATACACGAGCTTTTGAAGATACTGTTAAAAAAGTTCAGATTGAAAAACTTATAAGGTCTGGTAAGCCTAAAAAAGAAATACAAAACGAGTTTAAAGATATAGATTTAAATTTAATTAAAGATTCTTTAGATATAGATGAATTTTGGTTTTATAACGACAAAGGAAAAATAAGCCTTTCAACACATAGATTTAAATTTTGGCTAGAACAAAATAATTTCTTTAAATTCTATCCATCGGATAACTCAAGTACATTTACTTTTATAAAAAAAGAACAGAATTTACTAGAAGAAACCAATGACAAAAGAATTAAGGATTATGTTCTTAATAATATTTTGAGTCGTGAAAATATTGGATACGCTCCTTATGACTATATGGCGTCAAATACAAGTTATTTTAAAAGTGAATTTTTGTCTATGCTAGATACTACCAAGGTAAAAATAAAAGAAGATACTTTTGAAGAATGTTTTTTATATTTCAAAAATTGTGTTGTAGAGGTAAAAAAGGATAAAATTAAGAAATATGACTATTTAGATATTGATGGTTATGTTTGGAAAAGACAAATTATTGATAGGGAGTTTGTAAAAGAAGATCATCATTCTGCTGTATTCAGAAAATTCCTTTGGCTTATATCTGGAAAAGACGTAAGTAAGTACAATAGCTTTAAATCGGTTATAGGATATTTATTGCACTCTTTTAAAACATCAGCGAATAATAAAGCTATAATATTTAATGATGAAACAATAAGCGAAAACCCAAATGGAGGAAGTGGAAAAGGATTATTTTGGAACGCTTTAAAGAATATGAAAAAACTTAGTAGAATTGATGGAAAATCTTTTGAATTTACAAAGTCATTTCCTTATCAAACAGTGTCAACAGATACTCAAATTTTAGTATTTGACGACGTTAAAAAGAACTTCAATTTTGAATCTCTATTTAGCTTAATTACAGAAGGTATTACTTTAGAATATAAAGGGCAGGATGCAATTTCAATACCAGTAGAACAGTCTCCAAAAATATTGATAACTACAAATTATACTATTGGTGGAGTTGGAGGTTCTTTTGAACGGAGAAAGTTTGAGGTTGAAATGAGTTCATATTTTAGTTATAAGCACACTCCTTTAGATGAATTTGGACACATGTTGTTTACTGATTGGGATAATAAAGAATGGCTTCGATTTGATAATTTTATGATTAATTGTGTTCAGTATTATTTGCAAAATGGATTAGTAAAACACGAATTTAATAATCTAGAAGTTAGAAAGTTTATTAAAGAAACAAGTTTTGAATTTTACGAGTGGTCACAAGACAGGGATAATTTACCGCATAATATTAGAATAGATAAGTCTGAATATTTTCACAAGTTTATAGTTGAATACCAAGATTTTAAAAAATGGCTTACTCAAAAAAGATTTACGCAATGGCTTGAGGAATATGGTAAATTCTATAATATTGATTTTAACTCAGGAAGAACACATTCTATGAGGTTTATAGAATTTGTTGATACAAAAGAAGTTATAGAAGATGAGCCTGATTTTCTTTTTTAAAATGCAATATAATCTACTTCAAAAACTGTACGACAAACAATGTGATATGTTTTTAAATGGTCACATAAATTTAGAAACGTTTATGTATTTAGAGAATCTTTACAATTTAAGATACAAATTATTCATCATTAATTTAAACTAAATGGAATTACGACAATATCAAATTGAAAAAGCAATAGAAGCCAACGAGGTTCTAAAAAAATTAAAGATAGTTTACTTTTGTTGTGAGGTTAGAACAGGTAAAACATTAATGTCTTTGGAAACCGCAAAACTATTTGGAGCAAAAAGGGTTTTATTCCTGACAAAGAAAAAGGCGATTGACTCTATTTTAAGCGATTACAAGGCTTTGAATTATCATTACGAACTAACTGTTATAAATAATGAAAGTGTACACCTGATAAAAGAAAAGTTTGATTTAATTATAAGTGATGAGCACCACAGAAACGGAGCTTTTCCAAAACCCAATAACGCTACTAAAATTATAAAAGATAAGTTCGCACACTTGCCAATGATTTTTTTAAGTGGAACACCAACGCCAGAAAGTTACTCTCAAATTTACCATCAGTTTTGGTTGTCGAATTACACACCATTCAAAGATTATGTTAATTTTTATAAATGGGCAAAAGACTATGTTAATGTAACAAAGAAATATTTAGGCTATGCCGAGGTAAACGATTACTCACAAGCCTATCAAGACAGGATTAAAAAATTAACTCAAAAGTATATGATTACTTTTACCCAAGAACAAGCTGGGTTTAAAACTGAAGTAAAGGAAACTATTTTAGAGGTAGAAATGAAACCGTTAATTTATTCAATTACTAAATCACTTAAAAAAGATAAATTATTCAGAGGTTCAAAAGATATAATTTTAGGGGATACGGCAGTAAAATTAATGAGTAAATTGCATCAGTTATATTCTGGCACTTGTATTTTAGAAAGTGGTAACGGTATTGTTTTAGATAATTCAAAATTAATATTCATTAACGAAAAATTCAAGGATAACAAAATTGCTATCTTTTATAAATTCCAGATGGAGTTAGAGATGATTAAGGAGTTCTATAAGGATAATATTTGTTTTGATCTTGAAACATTCAACACAACAGACAAAAACATAGCTTTACAAATAATATCAGGACGGGAAGGAATTAGTCTTAAAAATGCCGATTATCTAATTTATTTAACCCCCGATTTTTCAGCAACTTCTTATTGGCAAAGCCGGGATAGGTTAACAACAATGGACAGAAAAGAAAATAATGTTTTCTGGATATTCGCAAAGGGAGGTATTGAAACTTATATTTATAAATCGATAATGAATAAAAAAAATTATACATTATCACAATTCAAAAAAGATTATGCCGTCAAGTTTTCAAACTAAAGTAATCAAAGAACACGAAGCGAAGGGATGGATAGTTATTAATATTATTCGTTTGTCAGATAGTGGCTATCCTGATATTTTATGTATGAAGGAAAACGAAAAAGATAAATGGATTGAATGCAAAGAAGGTAAAGACACTTTGAAAGAGTTACAGAAATATAGAATAGACGAACTAAATAGAATAGGAAAAAATGCCTATTGCCTTCACGATACAAAAGGAGTGATTTACCCCTCCCCCAATTCCAACAATTAATTTATTTAGAAATGATATGAAACAGCTACTAACAATCAAAGGAATATTTAACGACGTGTTTACAGACTACAAAGACAAAGAAAGTAGTTATTCGATTATTGTAGACATTGAAGAAGAATGCGAATGTTTCCAACATTTTAAATGTGCTATCTGTAAATTAGTAGAAACAGGCACGCTATCCGATCTAACAACCCCCACTATCAAAAATCATTCTAAATAACGTTTAATATTTGGTACTATGGATATTTAGTACTGTATTCGCTGTCAGTTAATAACACTAAAAATTTTAATTATGAAAAATTATTTGAAAATCCAAAGTATGGGAGAAATTGAAACAGAAGCGTTCACTTTAATCGGAGCAAGTTCTAAAAGAGAAGATGCTTCAAAGATTGGTTATTTTGGATCAGGATTGAAATATTCTATTTCCGCATTATTGAGAAACAAAATCGACTTTAAAGTATTTCAAGGAGAAACTGAAATAAAGTTTGATGTAGTTGACAAGAATTTTAGAAACGAAATTTATAAAGCTATTTCGGTAAACGGACAAGAAACTTCAATGACTACTACAATGGGCGGTGCTGATTGGGATTTACCATTTGCCCCTATCCGTGAAATATATTCAAACGCACTTGATGAAGATGAAGATGCAGGATTGAAAAGAGTATCTAATTTAATTGGAGAATCAGGAACTACGACTATTTTTATTGAAATGAATGAGAATGTAAACCATTTTTATGAAAACTTTGATTTGTATTTCTGTAATAAAAATCCAAACGTAATTCATTCAAATGACCAAGCATCGATTTACCCTGCAATAGAAAACGATGGGGTTCGTTATTTTAGAAAAGGTATTTTGTGTCACCACGATGAAAAAGAGAAATCTGTTTTTAATTATAATTCTACACATTTTGAAATAAACGAAAGTCGTGTATTGAATAATCATTACCACGCAAGAGCTATTATCGCAAGAGGTTTAAAAATATGCACTAATGAATCAGTTATTAAAACATTAATAACATCGTTGCAAGGCGGTAATTCTGGTTTAATGGAACATAAATTGGATTGGTCTTGGTGGCAAAAATTCTCTGACAATTGGTTTAACGTTTGTAAAAACTATAAATTCATTCCTGCTGAAATGGTAATGTTTGCAAAACCGAGCCAATTAGAGGGTAGAGTTATTTTGCCTAAAAACTTATTAATTCAATTATTTAGACAATTCAATGATTTAGATATTTTAGGACTATCTGAAAAGAATGAAGAATCAAGTTATATTGAAGATACTACACCATCGACAATACTAACGGATAAAGTAATTGATAGTCTTGCAATCCTAAACGAAACAAGATACACGCACAGGCTTGTAAATCCTGTTATTGTTTATGCTAATTTTTGCGATAAACATACACTTGGGATGGCTGACAATGGAAAAATAATTTTATCCGTTAAATTAGAAAGCTACGACATTCACGCTATTTCTAAAATAATCATTGAAGAAAACGAACACAATAAATCAGGGTTCGATGATGAAACGAGAGCTTTTCAAAATCATTTGTTTGATTTATACTATGACCAACTAATATCTACAAAATGAAAGATAAACCAAAAAACCCAGTAGGCAGACCTGCTAAAGGCAATGTTCAGTATAAGCGAAATATACCGCCGGAGTTTGTTAAGTTGATGGATGAGCATTTGAATGAGTTGAAGCGATTTGAAAAACCAGCGCATATAAAGCAATTATAGAACATTTAAAGCTATTACACCAACAATAACCCAAAACCAATACCAAACTACCACTTGATATAAAATAGTGGCTTAAAATTGATTATTATGGAAAAAGAATATTTTATTTCAAGAAGCTGTAAAGGCGAAATCTGTTCAGTTTGTGGAAAACCTGCAACGAACAAATTAGGAGAAGAAATACCTTGGGATGACCCTGATAAAAACAGGCATAATTTGACAGCTTATGTTTGTCGTGAACATTTTAAAATGATTGTAGGATAAAATCGAAAAACTATGAAAAAACTAAATGGTAAATGTTTGCTTGCATTTTTTGAGTAGCTTCAAAACGAAAGAAATAAGGAAATTGCAGATGGTGATATTGTCTATGATTTGTATTATATGACAAAATATATGCTTCCTGATTCATTGATTGATTCTTTGATTATTGAGTTTTTTGATTCGGTTGGTATTTATATTCAAATATGGTCATATGATTATAATGGTAATTTTGATTCTGATATAAAGTACGACAAAGAGAAATACGAAGTAAGTGAAGAAATATTTAAAACAAGAACCGAAGCAACCAACGAAGCAATTATTAAAGCAAACCAAATATTTAATGAGTTATGAAAGCAACCTACACATTCGAAGGAACTTTAAGTGGTAATATTTCAATTGATTTGTTGAAAAAGCTACCGGAATCAAAGACAATTCTACAACTTGAACGCAAATATGGATTTGTAGAAATTCATAAAGATAATGAGATTGAATATACAACCGCTGATATTTTAGAAAAAGGTTTGTAATTTCATTATTTCTTGCTATCTTCGCTAAATCATAATTAACAAATTTTTACCGCTTCGATTTCGGTGTTAGGGTTGAAGCGGTTTTTTTAAAGATATGGCAGGCAGACCAAGAAATATAGAAAGCCCTGAAGAATTATGGAAACTTTTCCAAGAATACGTTATTGATTTAAAATCAAAAGAATCTGAATGGATAAAGTTTCAATATGTAGGTAAGTTTGCAGAAAGAGTTGAGGATCAATTGAAATTACCTTTAACAATTGAGGGATTTAAGCGTTACTGTTGGGATGTTGAAGTAGGTTGTATCGAACAATACTTTAAAAATCAAGATGATTTATACAAAGAATATATTCCTATCTGTTCGCGGGTAAAAAACTCAATTCGTGAAAATCAGGTTTTAGGCGGTATGTTGGGCGTGTTTAATCCAAGCATAACACAGCGTTTAAACAACCTTACAGATTTAAAAGATATCACTACGGGCGGCGATAAACTACAAAATACTACCAATTTAGTTATCACTACTCCAGAAGGTAAAGTTATTGACGATTATTCAATTGACTAATGAATTATGGCATTACACCGGTATTCTACAAAAATTACCAAGCGTTAAAAGCAAAAGACGAAAATGGTAAAAGAAAATACAAATACATAATTAATACAGGGAGTTCCCGTAGTTCCAAGACTTATAGCCTTATAGAATTACTGCACCGTATTTGTGAGGGCAATAAAGATTTTCGTGTTACTGCGTGGCGTGATACCAAAAAAGACGCAAGGGATACAATTTGGAAAGACTTTCAAAAAGTACTTTCTATCTCTGGCAGAATGATTTTTAAGAACCGTAATAAAACAGAGGCATTTTACGCATATCCTGATAATAATACTACATTTGAAATTCACGGTGCAGACGATGAAGAAAAGGTACACGGACTCACTCAAAATGTTTCGTGGCTAAACGAGCCTTATAAAATATCTAAAGATACATTTGACCAAATCGACCAAAGAAGCGATCTTATTTTTATAGATTGGAATCCTAAAAAATCACATTGGATTGATGATATTGCTAAACAGTCAAACGCAATCGTAATTCATTCTACTTTTCAAGATAACCCATTTTGCCCTGAAGAACAACGTATAAAAATTTTATCATACCAACCGATAAAAAGAAGTTATGCAGTTGAGGAAAAACTAATTCAAGAACATTTGGTGGTTGATTACGATTTTGATTCAAACCCGCTGGATTTTGAACCATTAGTGTTAAAAGAATTATATCGATGCTTGCTGAATGAAAGTCAAAGAAGCGCAAATATTACTAAGTGGGATATTTACGGACGTGGAATAAAAGCCGAAAAACCAAACAGGATTTTTAAATGGGAACCTATACCACTTGCAGAATATCGAAAACTAAACCTAAAAACCTATATCGGTGTAGATTGGGGAAAAGTGGACGCTTTTGGCATTGTCGAAGCTAAATATTACGATGGTAAATTATATCTTCACGAACTAAATTATGATTCTGAAAACAAATGGGAGAATAAATTAACCCCTTTAGAACGCCAAAACATAAAAGGGAATGACGAGGGATTTGTAACTTGGTTATTTAATAAATTAGGGATTTCTCAAAATGACCATATATTTTGCGACACTAACCGACCATTAAAAATAAAAGCGTTGAGGAATGCAGGCTGGGAATTAGCGGTTGCAGCATTAAAGCCTCCAGGCTCTATACTTGATGGAATTGATTTGTTAGATAATTTAGAGGTGTTTTATACAGACTGTTCAGAAAATTTAGAATATGAGCAAGAGAACTATTCAAGGGAAGTAGATAAATTTGGAGTTGTTCAGGATGAACCGGAAGATTGCGATAATCACCTGATGGACCCCACACGCTATGTAGTTCTTTGGTTAGAGAAATTAGGAATAATCAAAAAAGTATAAAGCATAAAAAAACCCGCCATATAGACGGGTTGTTTTTTTAATCAATACCTCCTAACCAGTCCCTTACTTGCAATCTTAGTGCTTTGCGTTCCTGATGGCGTTACTGCAATTCTGTAAAATTGATAGCCAGACGGAGAAATAACGAATGTACACGTTTGTTGAGCTACGTCTGTTAAAGTAAATGCGGTTTGTCCAACAATATCAGTGTACAAAATACCATCAACAGATCCCTGTGGCTTAACTGTTCCAGCAACAACTCCAGAAATTTTATCCAAAGTAGATTGGATTGTAAAATGAACATTCGAACCATTAACAATTGCATACTGATACTTTGGCGTAGTATTAGTAATTGTATCAGTTGCTGCGTGCGTTGTTGATGACAACAGATTGCCAACAGCAGAATAAGTGATTTTTGGCCCCGTAACTTGTGCCGTAATTCCGATGGTTGCCATTAAAAGCAACAGTAAAAAGATTTTTTTCATTGTTTTTTGTTTTTAATTAAGATTAATAGATACAAATATAATTATTTTTCATAGTTTTGTTTAAAATAAATCATTATTAATGGGATTCTTTTTTAATATGGGTTTTGGAGGCAATCAAAGAGAGCCTTTAAATATCGAACAAGACGTAGCGGGTAATGTATTTTATACTATGTTCAGTTCGAGTACTGCGCTTGGTAAGGTTATACCTGATGCAGATAAATTGAGAATCGTTTCTCAGAACCCCGCTTTATTAAAAGTGATTGCATTAGATTGTGATATATTTTCTTTGGGTAAAATAAATCAGTATCAAGATGAAAAATTAAAAGAAGCTGACTTTTTATATTCAATTAAGAAGAAACCAAATTTAAGACAGTCTTGGACACAATTCAATTGGGATTATAAATTTTGGCTTAACATTTACGGAACGGCTGTTTTGTATAATCCAAACAATAGCCACGTACTTGACAACACGCCAATACAGTGGCTTAATCCTTGTAATATTGAGTATGATTCTACATTAATACAAAAACTAAAAGCTTTTATATTTTCAAACGCCACGTTCAATGACTTAATGAAAAACACGATTACCTACAGATTTGACAATGGTCAAAGTAAGGTAATTAAATTAAGTGAGCTAGCATTCTTTTACGACCTTACAAATGCAGGACAGGATAATCCGTTGAAAGGGATTAGTCGTATAGATGCTTTATACAAGGTTATTAAAAATAGTGAATTGGCTTTGGATGCTAAATCTATTAACCTTGAATTTGCACAGAAATTTATGGTAGATGGTCAGGTAGACCCAGAAAACGTTACTCAATTACCGATGGGTGAAGCTGAAAAATTAAGCATTGAGGAAAAGGTACGTTCAAATAAAAAAGTCCACGCTGTAAAAACAAAGATAAATATCAATAGATTTGTAGAAGATATTGGAAAACTAAAGATTGATGAAAGCTTCTATAACGATTACTTTATGTTTGGCACAATGTTTAATATTCCTCGTGATATTTTAGAAGCTAATTTAAGAGGTTCTACTTATGAGAATCAAGAAAAATCAATGGCTCGTTTGATTGAGTATTGTGAAGCCCCCAAGGCTCAAATGTTGACAGATTGGTTGGAATCTCAATATGATTATGAAGAGTTGAAAATGAGCTGGGCACACTTAATGT